CGCAAGCACAAACGCAACCCGCCTCATCGTCGGTACAGTATGGACATCCAGGACACTACTCGCTAGAGAAGAAGACGCCGCCCGAGAAGCGGAAAAGCTCGATGGAGTCAAACGTGTATTTTCCTACGACTCTACCCACGTCCGCAGGATCGTGCCAGATTATGGCAGATTCGTAGACAGCGAGATCAAGAAACTTGGCCGCGAACACCCGCTTGTCAAAACACAATACTTCTGCGAACGCATAGACTCCCAAGCCGGCATGTTCAATGCAGGCCGACGCGCCCTCATGCAGGGAGACCAGCCCCCGCACGAGACCGCGCAGGACGGCCACATCTACGCCTTCATCATGGACGTGGCAGGCCAGGACGAGGCCAGCATGAACCTCGATGAAGTCGGCTCGATCAACCCAGGCCGCGATCAGCTTACACTCGACATTATCTCCATAGACTTATCCCAACTCGAAACGCTTCAAGCGCCCATCTACCGCGTGGTCAAAAGAATGTCGTGGACAGGCGAGAACCACATGACAGTCTTTGCGCAGGTCAACGCTTTCTGGTCGCAGTGGAATCCGCTCTACATGGTCATAGACTCAACGGGAGTAGGGGAGGGACTTTGGGCTATGTTCGACAAGTCACACCCAACAAAAATAATTCCAGTCAAATTCTCGCAAGCGGTAAAGAGTGAAATCGGCTACGGCTTCCTCGCCATTATCAACACAGGCCGTTTCCGTGATTGTTGCCCAACCCCAGAAGTGGACAAGCAATACGACAACTGCGTATCGGAAATCCTCACGGGTCCACTCCATACCATGAGATGGTCAGTCCCTGACGGCACACGCGACCAGGACGGCTTGCTCATACACGACGATTTTGTTGTAACAGATGCAATGACAGCAGTACTCGACATGCTAAAGTGGCAGGTCTCATCGCCAACAATTCAAATCGAAAGACCAGACGTGCTTCTGGAAATGGACAGGAACTACTAACATGCAATTTGTATCAGACGATCAACGCAAAGCAGTATTTGCAAGACTCAAAGGCGGCAGAGGTGGAGGCGGCGGTAATAAACGACCGCAAAGACTAAACGGCATAACAACGCCGATATTTCATGGAAAACCTCCGCCCACACAGCCAACATCTACACATCCATCAAATCTCAGGCCAGGAATTCAAGGAAGTACAACAGTACACATTCAAAGCCTGAATAAACCAGGAACTGTATCTACAACACCAGTAACAACGGCAGTACATGGTGGAGGCGGTTTCTTTCAACAAATAAACCCTTTACACAATGTGGGCGCAATCGGACAGGGAAATATAGGAGTCGCCAGCTTTGCAGACTGGCAGAGAGAAGTCGGCGGCGTGCATATAGCGCAATTCAACATCCTATCGCCGCTTATCGGATGGAATCCGACATCATGGACAAACTTCGTAACAGGAAAGTAAAGGATAAACACAATGCCATCCAAAAAGCCTACAGTACGAGAACTGGAACGGAAACTTGCCAACGCCAACGAAGCCCTCGAAATGGCGCTCGCGGCTTCTCCAATCACAGACAACAACTTCTTCCCCACTGGCATGAGCGGATCATACACAGACCGCAACACCTGGGATCGAAAGGTGATCTTCGCAGAAGCCCTACGCGCATGGCGCGTCAATCCAATCGCGCGGCGCATTGTCAGGTTGATGCGCTCTTTCATCCTCGGCAAGGGACTCAAGATCAACTGCGACGATCCAGACACGGAGAAGTATCTTCGCCTTTGGTGGAGCGATCCGCTCAATCAATTCAAGAAGAACATCAAACGCTGGATGGATGAGAACACACGCACAGGCAATCTTTTCTTTCTCTACACCGTGCAGGAAAACGGCATGACCACAGTCCGCGCCGTGCCGGCAGAGCAGATCGAAGAAATCGAAAGCAAAGAGAACGACATCGAGCAGGAAGTCAAATACAACAAAGACTCCACAGGAACGGAGTTCTGGCCTGCTTATGATAAAGACATAGATCAAAAATCATTCATGCTTCACTTCGCAAGCAATCAACCAGTTGGCTCATGCTGGGGAGAAGGAGACCTTGCGCCAGTCCTCGCATGGATAGGACGTTTCTCGACATGGCTCGAAGACCGAGTTCGTCTCAACCACTTTCGTTCAGTCTTTATGTACATCGTGCAGGGCAATTACAAATCCACAAAAGAAAAACTCGATAGGCAAAAAGAGATCAATGCCAATCCACCCAAACCAGGCACGGTTTTGGTGACAGACCCCTCCGAACAATGGGGCATCATGTCGGCTAATCTCGACGCATTCGATGCTTCGATGGACGGCATGAGCATCAAGAAGATGATAGCGGCAGGAGTAGGACTCCCGCTTCACTATCTCGCGGAACCAGAAGGATCAACTCAAACAACGGCAGAAGCGGCGGGAACGCCCACGTTCCGCACGCTCGAAGAGACTCAAGACGAGTTGTTCGATATGCTGGTTGAAATGGCAAGGATCGCCCTCGAAGTAAAGGCGAAAAAAGACAAGACCATCAAGCCCGATGCAGTCATTACCATATCGGGACCAGACATCACCGAACGGGACAACGCCACGCTTGCGCTCGCGTTAGGCCGCGCCTATCCCAACCTCGCAGACCTGTTCGACCGCGAAGCTATCGACGACAAGGAATTCCTACGCCTGGTCTATAAGACATTCGCGGAAGTCTGGAAAAACGAAAAAGCCCCAACGATCAAACGCAAACCACTGGTAAAGCCAGGCCAGGATGGCGGCAGTTCTCCAATTGCCGATCCTGTTACCGATCCCACAGACCCGAAGGAGCCAAAATGAAAAAGAAACAGCTACACTTCTATTCCCTCGTAATTCAGGCAACGCCAGACCTGCCGCCAAGAGCGGAGATATTACCAAAAATCGAGAGCGGAGAAATCGAGTATCTTGATTTTCCAGCTACAGTTTTCAAAAACGGTCCACTCCGTGCGCCCTTCGAGTTCAGACCACAAGATTTATCAGCTTTCGCAAAATCATTCGAAGGCCTGCCCTTCCTTCGCAATCACGATACATATGACATCGAGGCCAGGGATGGAACAATCCTATCCAGCGAAATGATCGGCGACACCATGCACCAAATGATCAGACTCACCACGCGCAAAGGAATGAACGCATTCCTCGAAGGACAGATTGACCGATTTTCGATCGGCTGGCATCCACCAGAAATTGTGCTTTGCTCGATCTGTAAAACGGACTGGTTACAATGCGCACACATGCCAGGCAGAAAATACACAACGCCCACAGGAGAAAAGACCTGTCTGCTCGTCATGGTAAAACCAGTCGGCAAAGAAACTTCGGCAGTCAACACACCGGCATCCGAGGGCACAGGTTTATTGTCATCCCTTGAAGAATACAAACTCGAAGTACTCGGCGATGCGAAATCAAGCAAGCACGCCGTTACCAACGCCAAGAGCGTCAATCCACCCTTGACCAAAGGAGGTCAAATGAAAAAGAAAGTGAAAGGTACAGATCCCGAAACCAACGAAGTATCCGAGGTCGAGGGAGAACTGGTTGAGCCATCCCTGCAAGAACAGCAGCTCGAAGCCAACCAGTTAGCCGCCGCGAAGTTACTGGGCGAGACACAGCGACAGCAGGAGATGGACGCGCAGCTTGAGACCAGTCAAAAGACTCTGGTCTCAATCTGCGAACACCTGCTCAATACGGGACTCTCCACATCCCGCCTTCCAGACCTGACCCAAAAGCGCATCCGCAAGCAGTTCACCGGCCGCGTGTTCGAAGCCACCGAATTGCAGGAAGCCATCACCGAGGCACGCGATGAGATCACCGCGCTTACAGCGGCAGACAACGTGCAGGGACCAGGCCGCATCTCCATGGGCTTCAATACCCAGGAGCAATTCGCCCTCGCAGTAGCAGACCTATTCGGCCTCCCGCGCGAAAAGGGACAGGAGAATATCAAGGTTCATAAACTCGACGGCATTTTGCAAGCGTATAAGATGGCAACAGGCGATCAGTTCTTCACAGGCGGATACTTCCCAGAGTTCGCGCTTGTGACCGCCAACTTCCCGGGCATTGTGGCAAATGTCCAAAACAAGATGCTCATTGACGCATGGGAAGATTTCATCCAATCCTATGGATGGTGGATGAACATAGTCACCGAGGAACATTTCACAAACCTCAATGACGTGTCATGGGTACGCACAGGCACAATAGCCAGCCTCCCCAGCGTTGCAGAACGCGGAGAGTACACGGAATTGCCAATCGGTGACATCAAGGAAACCTCCACGTGGAGCAAGTACGGCGGATACGTGCCCCTGACCATCGAGGCGGTTCTGCGTGATGATCTCCGCGCATTCAAGCGAATGCCGCGAGAAGTTGCGCTCGCGGGAATGCGCAACATCTCCGAACAGGTGGCAGCCATCTTCACCACCAACAGCGCAGCCGGTCCAGTCATGGCAGACGGCGGCGCGTTATTCAAC